ACGCCAGCGCGTCCCGCCGTCTCGCTGGTCGGCTACCAAGGCAACGCGCTCTACCTGGGACGCTGGCGGTGGGTGCTGGAACAGGCGTGCGCCGCGCGCGGGTGGCGCTTCGTCATCAACCCGCACGATCTGTCCACCGTCGATCTCCTGGTCGCCTTTCGCGATGGCCCGTGGGACGGCTGGATCTGTCGGGAGTGGAAGAGCGGCGTGAAGGTGGTCAACGCCATCGCCGCCGGTCGTCCGTTGATTGCCCAGGCCTCGGCCGCTGTGCGGGAGCTACAGCCGGCCGGGTCGGTCGTCGAGACCGATGCCGAGCTCCTCGCCGCCCTGGAGGCCTGGGCCCCCTACGAGGCGCGCGCGCAGGTCGTGCGGCACTGCGAGGCGCAGGCGCCGACGTATCGGTTGGACGCCGTGGCCAATCGCTATCGCCAGATCCTCTTGTCCGTGGAGCAGTCATGCGTGGCCTAATCAACACCGCCGAGTCGCTCATCATCGGGCCGACGATCGAGCCGTTGGATCTGGTGGAAACGAAGAAGGCGCTGCGCTTCGCGCAGACGGCCGAGGACACCCTGATCGACGTGTGGATCAGCGCGGCCCGGCAGCACTTCGAAGAACAGACAGGCCGCCAGTTGATCTCGGCCATCTGGGAATACTGGCTGGACGAAGCCCCCCTCGAGCAGCGCGAAATCGAACTCCCGCATCCGCCACTACGCGACGTCGTCAGCGTCGTGTACGACGACGCCAACGGGGACGAGCAGACCTTCGACGCGGCGAACTATCGCGTGATCGCGCCCGCCGGGCCGCTGTGTACGCGTGGTCGGATCGTGCTGGTGGCGGGCGCCGCCTGGCCGATCGTGCAGGCCGACCGCCCGAAGGGCTTGCGGATTCGCTTCACGGCGGGGTATGGCGCGACGCCCGGTGATGTCCCGGAGCTGGTGCGCGGCGCGCTGTATTTCCTGGTCGGGCATTTCCATAACAACCGATCCGAAACACACGAAGGCTCGCGGACGGCGGGCTTGGAACAGATCCCCCTGGGCTTCGCGACGATCGTGCGCGGGTTCAAGTACTCGGCGCTGCCGACGCTGGCGCCGCAGTCGTCCTTTATCGGAGGCCTGCGATGAATGTGGGGAGCCTGGTGCACCTCGTGACGATCCAAACCCCCGGCGGCACGGTGTCGGACGGGGACGGAGGATCGACGCAGGCGTGGATCACGCTCACGCCCGACGAGTGGGCCTCGATCACGCCCGCCACCGCGCGGGATCAGCAACGGAAGCTGGCCGGCGCGATCACCGCCGTGGCGACCCATGTGATCCGCCTGCACTATCGGGACGACATCACGATCCATTGCCGCGTCCTCCATTCGCGGTACGGACACGTCACGACGGACGCGCAGGGCAATCCGACGACGGCGGACGCGCGCGTGTTCAACGTGGCGGGCCAGCAGAACGTGGACGAAGACGACACCGAGTGGCTGCTCGACTGCACCGAGGTGCTGACATGAGCAACAACCGATTCGTGTGGACCGGGCTCGAGGAACTCAAGCAGGAACTCCAGCAGCTGGCCCCCGCGCTCGTGGGCGAAGCCTCCGGCATCGTCGACAACGCGGGCGAGTACGCGAAGTCGGCGGTCATCCAGGGCTATCCCCTTCGCACCGGCGACCTGCGGAATCACGTCGTGCTGACCCACTTCGACGCCGGGAAGTTCGGCGCCGCCGTGATCTTGAAGAACACCGCGAAGCACGCGTGGCTGTTCGAAAACGGCAGCGAGGCGCGGCACACGGACTTGGGCGCCGACCGAGGATCGATGCCGCCGGGCCACGTCTTCATTCCGACGGTGATGCGCTGGCGTCGCTGGATGTGGACGGAGCTCCGGGCGCTGGTGGAGCGGCACGGCGTGACGGTCACGGGTGAACCATGAACTCGTCCGCCATCCTCAACGCGCTGATCGCGAAGCTCGGCGCGGACGCCACGCTCTTGGGCTACATGCCGAACGGCGTCTATGAGGACAACGCGCCGGAAGGGCAAGGGATGACCAAGTTCGTGATCGTGTCGCACGTGATCACGAACGACGTGGACGTCTTCGGCGGCCGCGCGTATGAGGACGCGCTGTTTCTCGTCGAGGCGCGCGCGACCGTCAAGAGTGGCGGCAACGTGGCGGCGGCGGCGGCGGAAATCGACGCGCTGCTCGATCCGAGGCCGGGCGCCTCGCCCTCGCGGGCCACGCTCGACGTCGCTGGGTACGGGCTCATGGCGATCAAGCGCGAAGAATTTGTCCGCAACACGGAACGCGACGAGATCGATCCCACGATTGTCTGGAAGCGCCGCGGGGGCCGGTACCGCGTGCAGATGGTGATCACATGACCTGACGCGGCGCGCGCATCGGACCCACGGGCGATCACGGAAACGAACGTTTACGCAGGAGGTTGACATGGCTGCAGGTGGTATCAAATCTGGACGGTATGGACGCGTGCGATGGAATCCGTCGGGGACCGTCGCCTCCCCGATGTCCCTCGCCGCGATCGCCTCGCTCAACACGTGGAAGTTGAGCATGAAGACGAACAAGACGGACGTCACCTGTTTCGGGGACACGAACAAGGTGTACGTGCCGGGGCTGCCGGACATCTCGGGGTCGTTCGGTGGGTTCTGGAACTCCAGCGCGCTGGAGCTCTTCACGGCGGCGCAGGACGGATCCTCGCCGGGCCTCCTCGAACTCACGCCGAACGACAGCGCGGACGAGCAGGATTTCAACTTCTCCGGCCTGGGGTACTTGGACGCGGACATCGACGTCTCGCTCGACGTGCCCAAGGTGTCTGGCACGTTCGTCGCGGCGGGTCCGTGGACGCTCGCGACGTAACCGAGGGGGCGTGTTTCAGCAACTCCGGCTCCGCGGCAAGGCGGGGGCCGTGCTGTGGGGCTATCGGACGGCCGCCAGTCTCGGCGGGTGGACGATCACGCAGCAGCAGGCGAAGAAGGGCGAGCCCAAGCGATGGACGCTCGTCGGGACGGTGGAACGGCTCGACCCGTTCCAAGCCCGACAGCGTCCGTTGCTCTTCACGGCGCACCGAGACAAGGGGATGTGGGCCTGGCCCATCGTCGAACTCCAGGAAGCGGGACCGATTCGCATACGGGCGATTTTGGGAGCACCGGAACAATGAAAAGGAGACGAACCCATGGGGAGTCGATTTGTCCGACCGGAAACCGTCACCCTCAGCATCTCGAACGGGGACACGCTCACCGTTAAAAAACGCCTGACCAGCGGGGAGCAGCGCGCCGCCTACGCGCGCATCTATGTCACGAAGGCCAACGGGGATCTCGGGGTCAATCCGCTGTCGACGGGGATGGCCCAGATCACGGCGTACCTGATCGATTGGAATTTCACCGACGACGACGGGCGTCCGGTGCCGATCCGAGGCCTCTCCAGCGACGAGTTGGTCACGGTGTTGGACAATCTCTCGCAGGAGTCCTTCCAGGAAATTCTGCGAGCCATTGAGCAGCACGAGGCCGCCATGCAGGCTGAGCGGGTGAAGGAAAAAAACGCCCAGGATGGCGTCAGCGCGTCGTCAACGACTGCGCCATCGCAAGCCGCATGAACTGCACGTACCAAGACGTGCAGGATCTCGACGTCGATGTCTATGACGTCCTCGTTGAGGAACTGAGCAAGAAGCCCGACGTCGGAGAGACGGACTAGCCGCTATGGCCTTACAAGGAACATTCGTCGCGGACTTTTCGAGCTTTCAGACCGCCTGCGACAACGCGGTCACGAAGCTGAAAGGCTTCGAGGACAGTTCGACGAGGGTCACCGGTCAACTCAATCGGATGGCGGATTCGCTGTCCGGCGTGAAGATCGTGCAGCAGGCCCAACTCGCGATCGAGGCCGTCGATCGGATGGGCGGGGTGAGCAAGCTCACCGCGGCGGAACTCCAGCGGGTCGGCGCGCTCGCGGCGGAGGCGGCGGAGAAACTCCGGGCCCTCGGACAAGACGCGACGCCGCAGATGGACGCCCTGGCCGCCGCCGCGAAGCGGGTCACCGAGCCCTCGATTGCCCTCGGCGTGGCGCTGGGCAATATCGCGAGCTCCGTGCTGGTGAAAGCGTCGAGCGCAATTCTCGAATTCGGGAGTCAAGCCCTGCTGACGTCGGCGCGGGTCGAGACGCTCTCGAGCGTGGCGCATTTCCTGGGGGCGCAGGCGGGCTTCTCGGCCACCGGGATCGATGCGCTGGTGGCGTCGTTGCGGGCGCAAGGGATCACGAGCGCCCAGGCGAACGACACGATCATCCAACTGACGCGCGCCAATTTGAGTCTCGCCGACGCGACGAAACTCGCCACCGTCGCGCAATCCCTCGCCCGGTCCACGGGCCAGAACTCCAGCGAGACCGTCAACCAATTGATCCACGGGATTCAAACGCTGCAGGTCGAGACGCTGCGGAATGCCGGCGTCGTGATTCAGTTGGAACAGGAGTACGTCACCTTCGCGGCCACCAACCAGCGGCTCGTGAGTTCGCTCGGCGCCGAGGAAAAGCAGCAGATTGCGCTCAACGCCGTCCTCCGCGAAGGCGAACGCGTCGCCGGCGTCTACGGCGTCACGAATCAAAACGTCGGTGGCAAGATTCAGTCGTTAGCGCGGTATCAGGAAGAGGCGGCCAAGTCGATCGGGGATGTGTTCCTGCCGGTGCTGCGGATCGGGGTCGAAGCCCTCACCGAATTGTACAAAGTCGTGCAGCAGGCGCCGGAGGTGTTCGCGGTGCTCGGCGTCTCCGTCGCCGGACTCGCGACCTCCTTCACCGCCTTGAAGCTGGCGTCCGCGGCGGGGGTGATTTCGACGGGGTCGCTCGCCTCCGCGCTGAGCGTCCTCGGTCCCGCCGCGGCGGTGATCGGCACGGCGTTCGCCTCGTGGAAGTTGGGCGGCGTGATCGGCGAATTCACCGGGCTCACGGACGCGGTCGCGCGCGTGACGGGTCACATCATGGGCCTGTCGTCGGCCCAGATTGAGGCGACGCTGTCGGCCCGGGCGTTTAACGACTCCGCCGCCGGGCAGGCGGCCGCCACGGCTGGCCAAGCGAAGGCGCTGGCCGAGCTCGAAGCGCACGCGCAAGCCGCCGCGGTGGCCGAGGCCGCGCGCGCCGCCGCCACCGCCAAGGCGCTCGAGGTCGCGAAG